AGTATTGATTTCTCACCGCCCAGTTATAGGGCGGCTTCTTCCGACTTAACTATCTCAATTTCCCCTCTGGGTCTGGTAGACCTTGCAGATGAAGAGTTTGAGGTTCACGGTCCTCGTTTAAACCGTTACTCACTTAACTGGGCTATGTACCTAGGTCACCATACTTCTTACCGCCGTCAAGCTGGTGAACCCTCCGTAGTTATGAACTACTACCGTGCTATCACGGATTATATTATTAACTTCTCTTTTAGCCGCGGCGTACATTTTAGAAGTCCTAAACAGACTGAGGGCATCGTACCAGACCTACTAGAGAGAGTCTGGGAAGTAGACAACGACAAAGGCACCGTACTTTGGGAAATGGGTCAACAGGGCGGCGTTTCTGGAGATTGTTTTGTAAAGGTAGCTTACGAAGAAGCGTACACAGACTCCGTGGGTCGTTTCCACCCAGGTAAGGTTAGAATCCTACCACTTAACGCATCGTTTTGTTTCCCCGAGTTCCACCCACATGACCGTGAGCGTCTTATTCGTTTTAAGCTGAAATACCGCTTTTGGGGTACATCATTAGAAGGCACTCGTCAGGTCTTTACCTACACGGAGATCTTGACTGATGACATTATCGAAGAATATATCAACGATGAGCTTATTGATTCGCGCCCTAACCCGCTTGGCACTATTCCAGTTATCCACATTCCTAACGTCCGTATTTCTGGTAGTCCTTGGGGCTTGTCTGATTGTTACGATATTATTCCAATTAACCGTATTTATAACGAAGTTTCTACTGACGTCGCTGATATTGTTAATTACCATGCCGCTCCAGTAACTGTTATTACTGGCGCTAAAGCTAGTCAATTAGAAAAAGGCGCTAACAAAGTCTGGGGTGGTCTTCCTAAGGACGCCCGCGTAACTAACCTTGAAGGTGGCGCACAGGGCCTAAAGGGCGCTATGGACTTCCTAGCAATGCTCAAGAAGACCATGCACGAAATGACTGGTGTTCCTGAGACCGCTCTCGGTATGTCACAGCCCATCTCTAATACATCTGGTGTTGCACTTTCTATTCAATTCCAGCCATTAATGAACAAGTGGAACCAGAAAACTACTCAGTATGGCCGCGGTATTCAACGCATCAATGAGCTAATCTTACTTAACCTAACACTTAAAGAGCCTGATACTCTTATGTGGAACCCGACTGTTGATGGACAATTGCAGCAGGGTGAGGCTCAAATGCTTGATCCTAATGATCCTTTGACCTACCAAAACTACGTGCACTTCCTTCCTCCTCTTCCTCTAGATAAGCTGATTGTGCTTAATGAGATTCAAACCAAGCTTTCTTTGGGCTTGGAATCAAAGGCTGGAGCTTTACGCGCCCTTGGTGAAGAGTTCCCATATGAGAAGCTTGAAGAGATCCGTGTTGAATTGATGACAGATGCTAAGGCTGATGGCGCAGTTAAACTGGTACAAACCCAGATTGAGAACACTATCGCACAGCTTACAGGCATGCTTTCTGGTGGCCGTGGTGGTCAACCAGTACCTATGGCCCAAGGTCAACCAGGCGGCCCACCTCCAGGACAAGAAGGCGCTCCTATGGGCGCTCCTCCAATGATCGACCAGGCACTCCTTGCTACAGAGCAAGCCGAGCAACAGCTACGTATCGATCTAGTTACACGAGCTTATGGCACTACCCTTCCAAACCGAAGGGTTCCGTCAGAAGATACGTATAGCTAAACAGTTGAGTTTTACTATGACAAGACTGCTTATTTATACAAAAATTAATATAGAAACATTTGTTCGGTCATATGTGCTAACACTTCGGAAAACGACCCAGAGAAAATTAAGGATACAAGTATGTCTGATACTGTAAATGCAAGTGCTGAAGCCTTCGCGGTGGAAGCAGGAACTATTCCAGCGGTAGTAACGACGGGCGTTGACGCACCGACTACTACTTCGATCACCCCATCTCTTAATGGGAGTAAGTTCTACACCGAGGAAGACTTGGCTAGAGTTCGCTCTCAGGAGAAGGATAAGCTTTACCCTCAAATTAGCAGCCTCAAAGAAGAACTTGATGCTATTAAAAAGGATCGCGACGAAGAAGTAGCTCTTAGAGCTGCTGAAAAAGAGGCCCTTGAAACTCAGTACGCTGAGGAAGCTAAGCGCAAGCAAGAGGAAGAGCTAGAGGTTCGAGACCTTTTAAAGGTTAAAGAATCTGAATGGCAGGAGCAGTTGGAGCGTGAGCGCAACGAGCGTGAACGTGCCTTTGCTTTGTTGGAACGTGAGAAGGCATTTGCGGAGACGCAGAGCTACCGTAACCAGCGTGTACAAGAAGAGCAGGAAAACATTATTCCTGAACTTGTAGACCTTATTACAGGTAACTCACCAGAAGAAATTGAACAGAGTATCGCAGGACTTAAAGAACGTTCTTCCCGTATCCTAGATAATGTGCAGCAAGCTACGCAAGCTGCACGAAGGGATATGGCAGGAACGAGAGTCACAACTCCTCCGAATGCTGGACCTTTGGACATCGAGACGGGCACCAGACAGTTTACGGCTGAAGAAATTGCAGCTATGCCGCTGAATGATTACGCTAAGTATCGATCCCAGCTTTTGAGTCCTCGGGCTCAAGGTGGTTCAAAGGGCCTGTTCAATTAACCCAATTAATCAATTAATTATCAAATTAGGAGTCATCAGTGGCTAGCGCTTTAACGGGAACAGGCAATCTTGCCGCGTCCCCAACTGCCTATTCAGGCACAAACTCGCAGCTAACTCAGGCGATTCAGCAGATTTGGTCAAAGGAAATCCTTTTCCAGGCTATGCCAATTTTGCGTTTCGAACAGTTTGCTGTAAAGAAAACCGAACTTGGTGTTGCACCAGGTCTTCAGATCAACTTCATGCGTTACAACAACCTTGGCTTTGCACAGCCATTGGTTGAAGGTGTGCGTATGACCACTAATGCTTTGACTGCACAGCAGTTCAGCATTACCGTTTCGGAGCACGGCTACGCGCTTGCTGTTTCGGAACTATTGCTTAACGCTTCCTTTGATGACGTTATGGCTTCTGCCTCACGTCTATTGGGTCGCAACATGGCTATCTACCTTGACCAGATTTCACGCGACACCCTTTACGGTGCTACCTCTGTAATCTACGGTTACGACCGCACTGGTCTATCAGCTACTAACAACTGGTACGACAAGGGTAACCGCGGCGCATCACGTGTTGGTATGACAGGTAGCTACACCCTAACAACAGCAACCGTTAAGGACGCTGTGGAGACCTTGGCTACCAAGAACATCCCACGGTTGGGTGAAACCTATGTTGCATTCGTGCACCCTCACCAGAGCCGTGCTCTTCGCGACAACCCTGAGTTCATTGAAGTAACGAAGTACGCCGCTCCTGGTAACTTCATGCTTGGTGAAATCGGCCGTCTGTACGACACCGTATTCATTGAGACCACCCAGGTTCTAAAGGTTCCAGGTGGTGCTGGTACGGGTTACACCGCGGATTCAGCAGTTGCAACTCCAGTAGTAGCATCTGGTGGCGGTTACTCAACCCCTAACACCTTCACTGGTACTGGTAATGCTGATCGTTACTCAGCAATCTTCATCGGCGACAACGCCTTTGGTCATGCTATCTCTCTTCCTGTAGAGTTGCGCGATGGTGGTATCCTAGACTTTGGTCGTGAGCATGCACTTGCATGGTACTCGATCTTCGGTCTTGGCCTAATCACCGACCAGGCGATCGTGGTTGCAGAAACCAACTAATTAAGACCCCTGGAGAGGGGGCGCAAGCCCCCTCTCTTCTTTTAACAGACACTAACATTGGAGAATACTCATGGCAACATCAAAAGCAAAGCCTACTGACACAACAGGTCGTCAGCGCGAAGCACAGCAGGCAGCATTTGCAGATGAGCAGGCAGAAGCCTCTCAGAACATGGCAATGGCTACCGCACAAAAAGCAGTCGCTTTAGAAACTGAAGTAATTGACGCCACTGTTCCTAACAAGGCTACAATTATTGTAGACGAACCTACCATCGTCAATGATGAAGGTAAGGTCATTACCATCAGAGTCGTTGAAGACATTGAAAACATGACTTTCGGCGCAGGTAACTATTACTCTTTTAAAGCTGGTCAGAAGTACCAGGTGACTCAAGATCTAGCTCGCCATCTTGAGGAAAAGGGTTACCTAGCTGGAGTTATCTAAGCAGGTGTTGGAGGCAGCGGGCTATACGCCCGCTGTTTCTGTTTTAGGCTGATTTTTTCCCTCAAATGAGGCATTATTTATAGAGCGCCCTTAAGGAGTACCTGTGGCATTACTTGCTGATCTTTTAACCAGAGTTCGTTTAGAGCTAGGTGATAATGCGGCTACATTTACCACTACCTTAACTGGAGATGGCGTAACTAGTTCTTTCTACATGAACTACAAACCAGTAGACGCTACATATCTGGTAGTGACAGTTAACGGGGTCACTAAGACAAACCCTACAGATTTTACCGTGGAAGAAAACATTGGCGTTATTAATTTTAAGTCGGTTCCCGCATTAAATGCCAATATCGTAATTACAGGTACTCACTACCGATACTTTACATCCAGTGAGTTGACCACATTTGTCAACACCGCTGTGCTACAGCATACGAGTGATAAAGTCGATTCTTATGGCAGAGAGCTTACTATGGCCATCTTGCCTACCGTTGAAGAGTACCCAGTAGCTCTCCTAGCCACTACAGAGGCCCTGTGGGCCCTTGCGACGGACGCAGCGTTTGATATTAACATCTCCGCTCCAGATGGCGTTACAATCCCTCGTAGCCAGCGTTTTAGCCAGCTATCTAACATTATTTCTCAACGTCAACAACAGTACCGAGACCTATGCGCGGCTCTTAATATTGGCCCTTGGCGTATTGAGGTAGGTACTCTTCGCCGAGTTTCGCGTACAACCAATCGACTTGTTCCTATTTATGTACCTCAGGAAATTGATGACAGCACCTCTCCTGAGCGGGTATACATAGAAAATAACCTAAAAGGAAGAACCCCACTTCCAGATCCAGTTGGCGTTTACGATATTGTTCTTACTCAGGGAGACACTTGGAGTATTGAGTTCGATATTTATAACACATCAGGAACTCCGTTTAATCTAACTGGATACAATCTTTTGGCTCAAATCCGCACCTACCCTGGGTCTCCACTTATTGTTGCTACTCCAACTATTACATCCGTTGATTTAGTTAACGGTAAAATCCAGCTATCTTTAACGTCTGCTCAAACTCAGGACTTTCCGCTAAAGTCCTTCTGGGATCTGCAAATCTCTAGTGTAGATGGTACGTTTAACCAGACCTATGTACGTGGTTTAGTATTCGCTAACAGACAAGTATCTGTGGACAACCCGACACCTACTGTTTACCAGCCTTATCAAGGTCCTACATTTACATCAGCTGATCCTACAAAGACAGCCACGGTTGGAACAGCTTACTCATACACATTTGCAGCGACTGGAACTAGTCCAGCATATACGGTAAGCAGTGGTTCTTTACCTACTGGCCTTAAGCTATCCAAAGACGGCACTGGGGTTGATATTGGTCATGCTGCAGGATCCATATATGGAACACCTACCATTTCTGGGACATACGTGTTTGCGGTTACCTGTACTAGCTCTTATGTAGTATCAGGAACTACTTATTACATGTCAACTACTACCCCTAACTTCTCTATAAAGGTATCCTAATGAGCGATAACGTAGTTGTAGTTAATTCACCTGGTACACCAAGCAATGTTGTAGTTAGCGGTACTACCACGGGCCCACAAGGTCCCACTGGCCCTACTGGCCCTACTGGAGCGACTGGACCAGCGCCAACAATCTCTGCTACGGCGTCTACACTTCCTGCAGGATCTACGGCTACGGCTACGGTTAGTGGCTCTGCATATGCCCCGCTAATTTCTTTTGGTATACCTACTGGACCCACAGGCTCTACTGGTAACACTGGAGCCACGGGTCCTGCTGGGGTTGTAACCGCTGCGTCTCCTATTACTTATAATTCTGTAAGTCAAAGTGTGGGAATTAACCAGTCTCTTATTTCTATTGGCGCTACTCAAGTAACTGGTACAGCTGCTGTTCTTACTGGTGCTAATACTTTTACTGGTACAGTAACTGCCCCAACTATAACGGCTACAACTGTTAATGCTACAACTGTAAATGCCACTAACGCAGTAATTAGCGGAACTATTTCAGGAGCACCAACCGTTATTCCCAGATATATTTATGGATATGGTGGCGTTGGCACTGGAGCATATATTTCTGGTAACGTATCTGCTACATACCCTCTTGTTGCTTTTTCAGCAGGTACTACTCAAGTTCCTTTTTCTATTAGGCAGACTACTAGCCAAACGGCTAACCTTCAAGAATGGTCTAGCAATGCAGGAACTGCTTTAGCAAGTATCAGTGCGGTAGGTAACTTTACTGGACCTGCTGTAACTGCTACTACTGTTACCGCTACAACACTTAATGCTACCACCGTTTCTGTTAGTGCTACTGGTACATTTAATGCTTTAGTCGCTACAACAATTACTGGTACTACTCATGTTGGGACTACTGCTACGTTTACTGGGCAGGGTACATTTAATACAGCCGTTGCCACTACGGTTAATGCAACAACAGTTAACGCAACAACTGTAAACGCTAGTACTATTGCGGCTACTAATATGACAGTCACTGCTTCTGCTACTGCTTCTACCGATGTAGTTAATAAGTCCTATGCAGACGGTATTTCTAATACTCCTATTACTTTAACTAGCTCTGGTATTACTCTATCAACTACCTCAGTAAATCTTGGCGGAACACTTGGGATCACCAATGCTGGTGTTACTAGTTTCAACACACTAACTAGTGGTGTCGTGTTAACTGGCGGCACTAATATCAGTTTGAGTACTACTGGAAATACAATAACAATTAACGGTGCTAATACGGGCGTTACTAGTTTACAAGGCACTGCTAATCAAGTATCTGTGTCTACTTCTACTGGTGCAGTAACGTTGTCCACTCCCCAGAATATTAACAGCACTGCAAGCCCTACATTCAGTGGATTGACTATTAGCAATACTGCTACAGCGGCAACGGTAGTTGGTACAACTGCTACATTCTCAGGCATTGGTACTTTTAACACTGCTACGGCTACAACCGTTAACGCTACTACTGTTTCTGTAAGTGCTACTGGTACATTTAATGCTTTGGTAGCCACCACGGTTACAGGCACTACGGCTACGTTCACTGGTACTGGTACTTTTGCTACTGTAACCGCTACTACAATAAACGCTACAACAGTTAATGCAACTACTGTATCAGTAAGTGCTACAGGAACGTTTAATGCTTTAGTGGCTACAACAGTAACTGGTACTACAGCCACTTTCTCAGGACAAGGTAGTTTTAATACGGCGGTTGCTACAACTGTTAATGCTACGACAGTTAATGCAACTACTGCAACTATTGGTTCGGGAACCTCCACATTAACAGGTACTCTTGGAATTAACACAGTATCAACGTCTGTAGTTCCATTAATAGTCAAGCCAACTGGAACTCTGACATTTACAGGCTTGACTGCTTCTCACTCAGGTGGCTTAGTCAATACTTATGACACAATTTCAGGCTTTAGTTCAACTGCTGGTCTTGTTGTTGGTCAGTATGTAACACTTTCGTTATTCAGTAATGATAACTTTAATCCAAGCAGTCCAACGCAAATAGTTGCAGTTTTTGCAACATCAATTCGAGTGACATCAAATGCCAATGTCAATGGCAGTGGCACTGGTGGTCGAGCAGTAGCTACCAGCACCACAGCAAACTTGACTGAGTGGCAAGGTGGCAACGGAACAGCAGTTGCTTCTGTCAACTATGCTGGCGTGTTCAC